ATATTCGCCGCGGCCGTTAAGCCAATCGTAGAGGTCGGGGAAGTAACGGCCGGCCATGCCGTCGCGGTAAAGGTCCGCCAGGCATTGTTGAGCGGTATAGAAAATGCAGTAGCGGCGCGTATCCGTCGTGACGGGCACGGCGTCCATATGATTTGTAAACATCATGCCGTTGATGCGGTTGTCGCCGGTCCCTTGGTCGACTCCCTTTTTCTCGAGCGGCACGCGTTCATTGGTCACGGTTGCCTTGAAAGATTCGAGAAAATCGCGCCGATGCTGCACGTAAATTTCTTCGAAGCCGACGTACAAATTCCCCTGAACCCAAGAGTTGAATTGATTGCCCGTCTTCGCCATCGCTTCGGGGTTGACCAAATGGCTATAGCGCGCGCCGACGCAAAAACTCATTGCCCTGTCGAGCAAGGTCTTGCCGTTGCCTTCGGCCCCTTGAATGACCGGCCACCATTGCGCCTTCATGCCGGGGTTCTGGATTACCGACGCCATCCATGACAGCAAAATTGTACGGTCGCGGTCGATCGGCAAAAGTTTTTCGATATGCCGGAGGAACGGTCCGGCGTCGCCTTTCTTGCGCGGCGTCTTGATCGGAATGTATGTATTGACGAGCGTCCGGCCGTCTTCGTGCAGCACGGCCCCGGCGGCGCACTCGGGCCGAAAGCAAGTGCGGTCGACGCGGGGAATTGCGAAGGCTCGCGACCGCGTCGCGGCATCCCATGCGCTGTCTGTCGTCTTTTCGTTGCGGTCGTCGACCGGCATCACGTGCCCGGCGTAAACGACATCGAAGCGGCCCTTGTCGAGCATGTCGCCCGACCCCGGCACCCAAATCTTGTTTGCTTCGGTAACATACACGCACCCGCCGAAGAACGTAATCTGGTCGGCGACGCTCAAGAATTCCCGACCGGCCGCGCGGAACGTGATGTCGCCGGGCTGCGCAGCAAACGTGCCCACCGCGGCCGCAATGGGCGATGCGCCCTCCGTCTGGGGCTGCACGGCCGCCGGAGCTGCACCAGGCGCAACCGTGACGCCGGGGGGCAACACGGGGGCCCTAGGCTTCGCGACGGCCGATACGACGCTACAGGCGCGCATGATCGTCGTTTCCAGCCATTCCGGCCGGTCTTCCCATTTCTGGCGGGCTAGGCCCGACTGCAACATGATGTCGCGGATGCGCTCGCAATTCTTGCCCGTCCAATAGGCCAGATGCGTGGCAAGCGCGGCGTCGGCTTCGGACGCGCCGAAGGGTCCGGTCGACGATGGCCATTTAGCCGCGAGCTTTTCTTCGTTGGCGGTCCATAGGTCTTCGAAGGTCACGCCCCCGGAACCGAACGCCCCGGCCGCGCTCTTGCGGCCCCCGGCGCATGCGGCGCGGATTAGATCGGCGTCGTCCGTCGGGCCGCCCCAGCCGTCGACCGGCTCCGCCGTCCAACCGGCTATTTCGCCGTAAGGGTTCGGCGGGAAGTATCGGGGGATGATCGTTGCGAGCGCGGCCGTGCAATCGAAGTCGACCGACCCCAGCGTATCGCGGCCGGTCAATGCGACGAAGCGGGCGGTATGGTAAAACTCGAGCCCTAGCGGAACATTCTTGCACGCATGCTCCGGCACCGTGCCGCGGCCGATGATATGCAGACCGGTCCCCGACTGCGACACTTCGACGCCCGCACCTTGGAAGGCGGCTAGCAGCTCGAGCGCAAGGTTCGACCAACGACCGAGCTCCGCGCACTTGTCGATATCGAGAAACCAATATGGGTCGTCGTCGGTAAAGACGAAGCCGACGCCATGCCCGCGACCGGCTGCGACGGCGGCCGCCGCTTCGGCATAGGTCGTTCGGTATTCCGGGTTCATATGCCCGCCGCTATCCTTCGGGGGCATGCGACCGGTACGCCAATCGAGCGGCCGTTTCATCGTCTTGCCGGGGTTGTCGGCGTCGACGTCGAGACGGTACGTCACGAATTGGCGCAAAGCCGCAAGCGGCGCGAAGGCGGCCGGGAGCGTCACGCGGTCACGCAACTGAAACCGCAACCGCCAAAGTTACCTTTGATTTCGGTCGGGTAATCGAGCGGGATTTCGTCGATAAATATCCGGACGTGTTTTTTAATCTGCACCAGGCGGACGCCCAGCCGCCGCGACTGTTCGGCACGACGGGCGAAGACTTCGGGAAAATGCTTGCGGCAATGCGACCAATAACGGGGGCTTTGCGATTTGACGCACCCTAGGCAATTGCCGTTCGGCATGCCCAAATCGTACACGCGCGGGCGGCGCACCCCCAAAGCTGCGATGATTTCATGCGATTCGGCTTTGGTCACGCCTAGCTCGATCAGGGGCGAACGCTGCGATAGCTCCGGGTATGCCTTGAGCATCTTGGCAAAGCGGGTCTTGTCGGTCTTGTCCGCCGCGTACCCCCAGATATGCCGGTCGCTGGGGAGCTGGAAGTCGAGCCGCGGCGCGACCTTCATTTCGCTTGTGCAAATCGCGCCGTTAATGCCCGCCATGTATTTCCGCTTTTCGAAGACTTCGTCGACGTTGGCGTATTTGCTGGAACGGATGCGCACGATCGGCTTGCGGTAAAGGCCCTCAAGGTCGTCGATAAACCGGCGACTATCCGCGTCGACGCTGTCGCCTAGGTCGCAATGCACGGGAATGACGTCGGGGTTTTCCGCAAGCGCAAAGAGCGTTGCGACGGCGCTGTTTACGCCATCAACCCAAGCCAAGACCCGCCCAGCGTCTGTCATTTCACGTCACGCAGGCGTGACGATGCAACGGCCGAATCGGCCCGAAACGAATTCATAATTTCCCCGACTACTTATGCGAGCGCGAGCGCCGCCTTTTGCCTCAATTCGATCGGCGCATTACGCGCCAAACCGTGACCATCCGCAAGTCCCTGCGCGACGATTTCTTCGACCCCGTGGGCGACGGCGTACCGCATGACTTCGTCGCGCAGCATGTCCATCGTTCCGAAAGCGAAGTTAACCGAACCGTCTGCAACCCCCGCTCGCTGCGCGATTTCGTTCCGGGTCATATGACGATAGCCGGTCACTTTTGCTTGGGCAATCGCGGCGTCGAGTACCTTGCGGTATCGCTCGTCGCGTGCCGTCGCTGCCCTCTCTTCACGTGCCATAGTTTCGCTCGCTGTTAACTTGAACGGCCGTCTTGCCGCATGATGACGGGGCGGTCAAGCGGTTGTCTCCGCGTTGCGATAGCCTGGCAGGAATTGCACGCCGTGCGTATTGACCTTGGCGGGCCGCCAGACGCAACCGCACTTTTGACAAGCGTGTGTATGGTGCGGCACTTCGGCAAAATCGCCTTCGTCAATATGTCGGGCGCCGCACGCCGGACACGTCAAGAGCATCGGGATTGTCGTTATCTCGTCGCCCTTCCCGGTTTCGAGACGGAAGGTCATCGACGGTGGGGAAACGTACGCGGGGACTGCTGGCGGAGCGTCGACGACGCGGTACGCCAGCACTTCGCCCTCTTTCGGCAAACGCTCTCCGGTTTCGTGTATTAGGGAGCCGTACGCCCAAATGACGGCGCGGGCGGGCATTCGAACGGCCGCCAGCTCGTCGGGACCGCCCCGCGTTCTTATGTCGACGATCGCGTCGGGATGCACGGGGCACGGGCCGCCGTTGTGCGTGCGCCAAGGGGTCGGGGCAATCATTGGTTGCACCCCTTGCCGATCGTTTCGCCGTTCGGTCCGGCCGTGAAATCCTGCCAATGGACCCAGCCCGCGAAAGGGCAATGAAAGCCCCAATCGCGAATTCGCGGCCCGGTAATGAATAGCGACATGCAGGGATAGCCCGGCGTCACTTCCAAACGGTGCGCAGCCTTCGCCCGGCGGAAGACGACCGACCCTTCTAGCCGCTCGACGCGGCGTTCGATGCCGCCCGCTTCGATCGTATGTTCGACGTACCCGCCGTTCAAAACGATGCTGCAATTTAGCCAAGGGTGATCATGCAACGCCCGGTCGTCATCGCTCCGCATGATTAAATGCAGATAGACGTTAAAAACCCGGTTCCGGGGGATAACGTACCATCGCAGCATATAGGGGTTCGGCCGGTCACCGATGACGACGTCGGCCGGTCGAGCATAGACGTGACTACCCGCCCAGCGCCTTAGCAGCCCGATCATTGGTGATGCACCCATTTAGGCATGGGCAAACCGACGGCGTCGTCGCCGGTCAATTTGAACCGCTTGCGGTTTTCCAGCGTGTAGGAAACGCCGTCGGGCTTTCCGTCGTCGTCCATAATGATCGACCCGGAAACGACGGGACTCTCTTCGTTTGCCGCAAGAAATTTCTCGCGCATCGATAGCTTCGGCGCTGGGGCCTTTTTGGGTTTGGTCACGGTGTTTTCCTTTCGATCGTTTCGATAAGCGCACGCGCGTTGATCGTGACGCGCTGCCCGGTCGTCGGGTCGGCGGTAAAAACGATATGGTCGCTCAAGCGTAGCTCGCGCAAAAGACTTTTGATGACCGCAACGGCCTTTTGTTCGTCGGTCACGGTGTTTTCCTTTCGGGGTTGTCGAGCTTTTGCCATTCGGCTCGCGTCGCTTCGTCGGGCACGCCACGCGGCCCCATGTTGCGGTTTCGGCAATAGCCCCAGCCGTTGCAAGCCATCGGGCTATAGCAGCGCGCCGGGGTGTTCGACACGATCGCGGGATGATCGCGGCAAATCATTTCGCGCACTCGTTATGCGCCGCCTCAAGCGTCAAAACAGTATCTAGTGAGAGCTTTTCCCATCGAGCGACGCGGGTTAGGCGTCGGACTTGGGCCTTTGTGACCTTGAGACGTATCTTTACAACCGCCCGCCCTTCGACGGGGTCGAACAACTCGGGGTACGGTCGGTCGTCGGTCATAGCGTCCCCCTTCCCGTCGCGAAGCGTGCGTCGCCGCCGTCGTCGTTAACGAGCCGCGCCCACTGGCGTTGCGCCTCTTCGCGAGCAAAGCGGACGACGTTGGTCGGCGGGGCAGGCATCCAATCCTCCGGCTTGCACTCGCGCGACGTGAAGACCGCGACGTACGTCCCGACCATATCCGGCGTAATTAGCGTTTTCCGCCAGCCGATCAAATCGCCCGACTTGAGCTTTTCGTTTAGCGCCTTGGTATCGTTTGCCAGCCCGAAGCGCACCGGACGGCCCTCAAGGTCGACTAGCACGCCGACGTTGTTACGCCATAGCCGCACGCCCTTTTCGGGGGCCTCAAGGCGCACAAGGGCCTGTACCCGGCTTTCGCTCGCGCCGGTCATGCTCGCTCTTTCCATACCCAATCGAGAAAATCGCGGTTCGACGACGCTTGACAGCCGCAATGGTATCCGTCGCAGCAATACAGCTCGTCAAGCTCGACCGACCAAACGTCCCGATACCATCCCCGGAACCCGCCCAGCTCGCGGACAAACCACAAGAATTTGAGCTTATAGAATAGGTCTTTCATTTCGAAACGGCCCCTATAAATTCTTCGCTTTCGACGATCGTCCGTGTCACTTGGAAGAATTCGACCCGGTCGATTGTAAGGCTCCCCGGCCCGATTCTAGGCACCCCGACAAAGGTCGGCGGTTTCGTGAACCGGTGCGCATAAGCCCGGTCGGCGTCGGCGGAATAGCCCCAATCGATACCGGAGATATACCCGACGAACGGCTTCGGCTCCGTCAATACGTTCGGGTCGGAACGAGACGAATTTCGCTCGGTGCCGACGCAACGAACAATCCAATATGTTTCGGTCGTTTTCATTTCCAGTTCTCGAAAATCCAAAGCCATGCGAAAAAGACCGCGACAAAATACGCTACCCAAAACCACGCGGCGGGGCGTTTGATTTTCATTTCCCGGCCCCCCATGCGTCGAGCGCGATCGGCGCAACGGTCCGGGCCAAGTCACGCATGGCGTCGGCGTACACGCGGATTTCGTATTGCGCGTGCGTGTCGCACCGGAGCGTTAGAAACTTGAGCAAATTGAGTAAATTGACCGTCGCGAACATGGTCGAATAGGTGTTTACGGGAAGCACCGACCGCGCCAGCTCGCGCGGCCAGCCGGACAGCAAGAGCGCCCGGTAAACCATGAACGCATCGCGGCAATGCTTCGCCATCATTTCGACTTCGGACACGCGACCGGCCGCGAGCGTTTCGGCCAGCGTGCGACCTTGCTTATTGTCCTGCGCTTGCGCCCCGACAAGTCTCGGGTCGGGAATGTAGAATTCTTCGGGAAGCTCGCGGTATCGCGCGCTCAATTCGTTAAAGCTCCATGTCCGGTGTCGGTGCCACTGGCGGAAAACGAAAATCGGCGCATGGACTTCGAAGGTCAAAGTCACGGCTTCGAACGGGGTCGTATGGCGGTGCGCCCATAGGTAGCGAATCAATCGCGTGTCGCTGCCCTCATTCTCCCCAGCCCGCCAAGCGGCGTCGTACGACACGCGGGCGGCCCGAACGATCGACAAGTCGCCGCCCATGGAGTCGACGAGCCTTACGTACCCATGGTCTAGCACGGGGATTGAAGGGAGAATCGGCGAGCCGTCCGGGTTCATCATGACTTGTCCGCCCGATCGCGCGCGGCCGCATCCGAGTAGGAAAGCGCGGCGTATCTCTTCCCCAGCTTGGCGATATTGCCCATAAGCGTTGCGTCGCGAGATATCCCCAGCTCTTGCCGGATGCCCTCAAGGAAAAACTCGATATCGCCCAGCTCTTCGATGACGTTCGCACGGTCGATCGGCTTGCGGTAAATGGTCGCTTTCTTGACGGCGTCGAGCAATTCTCCGGCTTCGCCCGAAACGCCTATCGCCATATGCAAGAGATTGCAGTCGGACGCCGTCAATTGCCCCAAAATATCAGCGCCGGGCTTGACGAGAGCCGTGACCATCTTGCGATACGAATGGACGCTAAAGCCTAGCTCTTCCGCTTCGCTATTTCCCGATTGAGATACCATGCTGCCTTCTCCAAATCCTGTACGGTCGCGCCCTTGTGTTCGGCGCGCGAAATGTATTTGACGGTATTGCCTAGGCGGAACCCCAGCCCCCACGCTTCGATGACCTTGATCGCTTCGTAAGGGTTGTCGGCTCCGCCATAGTGGGCGGGGTTGTTAACGGCGTCGCCGTCACTCATGTCGCGTCACATTCAAGACGCGCGTAATCATGTTCGCGTACACTAGGTTGATGTCGGCTTTTATATCGCCATCGATCGTTTTCTTCGCCCGATGCGATTTTTCGTACGAGAGAAATTGGTCGCGGCAAATAACCAGCACCTTGATCCGCGTTAAATCGTCAAAGCTCGTCGGCGGCGGCGGAAAAGATGCGGGCTGCGGGGGACTAGGGGGCAACCCCAGCACGTCGATTGCCAAGGCAAGCGCGTTCCGGTCTTCGTCGTCGAGCGAGTATATCGATCGTGAATTACGCATGCCGGTCAAGACGGCGATGGCGGTTTTACGGTCCATTGCCATTAGTCGGCGAACCGGACGGGGGAGCCGTTTTCGCGCCATGCGCCGATGATGTCCCCCAGCGTATTGACGCCCCGGACGGCGTCGTTCGCCCGCGTGTATCCTTCGGACTGCGCGACGATTTCGCCGTTACCGCCCTTTACCCGGAACCGGAATTGGCCCGCTTCGTCTGTGAAAACTTCGATCATTTAAAATTCCCCTGTCGTATATTTCGCCATGCTGCGTTCCGGCTGATTGTGGAACATACACATATAGCGGCCGTGGAACCCGTTGGCGGCCATGCCTTGCGTGCGCTTCGTCGCCTCGATCATGCAAGCTTCGTGCGTCGGAAAACGCGCGGGCGGGGTGATCGTCGTCGTCGGCGTAGCAATGAGAATAAACCAAATCATTTTGAAGCCTTTCGGTTGTTACCGACCCTTCGTATGCGGGAAGTCTTAAGAAAGGATGACCGACCCGTCAAGCTACATTCATTCGCGCGGTGATTTTCTCGTTTAGCGCCCGGCTGTCACGCGCGTTCAACGCTTGAGCGGACATTACGTCGACGCCGAACCGGAGGAAAAAGAGCTTTTGTTGCTCGCGCACGCTGTAGCCGTCGCGGGTTCTTTCGCCGCCCCATTGCGCCATGGTCACGCGTAGCTCCCCCCGCGCCGTTTGCGCTTCGTCGTGCCGTCGTACGTTGGCGGCGACGATGATATGCGGCAAACCTTGTTCCATAAGCTGCGCGCGCCGGAGCGGTATCGAAAGGTCGGCTTGGTCGATAGCCTCGCGCAGCGATCGCAAGACGTCCGGGTCAAGCTCGACAAGGTCGCCCGCGACGGCCGCCGGGGAGCGTCGCGACTCGGGCTCAACCACGTGACCACAATGCGGGCATTCTTGCTTTATGCTTTCGTACGGTTCGTAACATTCGACGCAAACGCGAACCGGTATCCCGTCGCTCGCGCTCGTCTTGTGGCCGCCGCGCCGCGCGAGCGACCAAACGCGCGGACGGTCGGGCGGCCCGTTGTGGCGCACCACGTTTGCCGCGTGATCGATAATTATCGCTTTGTCTTTGCCTGGCATAGGCCGGAGCGTCCGGCCGAATTGTTGCATATACAGCGCGAGCGACGCCGTCGGTCGAGCCATGCTCGCGCACTCGATCGCGGGCAAATCGAACCCTTCGGAAATGATATCGACCGCGACAATCTGGTCGATTTGTCGGGCGCTAAATCGTTTGATGATCGACCGGCGTACGCTGTCGTCGGTCTTGCCTGTCAAGGTTTCGGCGCGAATTCCGGCCATGCGATACGCCGCCGTGATTTCCCCGGCCGTCTCGACGTCGGTCGAAAAGGTAATCCCCAGCTTGCCCGGCGCGAACCGAAGGTAGGATTTGACGACGTCGCCGACGATATGCGACCGCTTCGCGGCTTCGCGTAATTGCTTTAACGACCAATCGCCGGACGCGCCGACGTCGGCCAAAACTTGCATGTCGGACGGCGGGCAAAATATCCGGTAGTCGGTCAAATATCCTTCGTCGATTAGCCAACGCATCGGCGGCCCTTCGACCATTACATCGGCGACGCCGTCCCCGTCGGGCCCGCGCCCCAGCCCCTTACCGTCGGCCCGGACCGGCGTTGCGGTCGGTAGCAGCCCGCGACACGCCGGGTTGCTAAAGCGCATAATGACGCGATGCCATTTATTGTCGTCGACCAAATGGTGCCCTTCGTCGACAATCCAAAGCGTGACGCTCTTGCACCATGCGTCAAGGTCGTCGCCAGCTCGCACGATCGTATCGACGGACGCGACGACGCAACGCGCACCGGGGTCGTAAAGACAATAACCCAGCTCTTCGACGTGAAGTCGGGCGATCGCGCGACGGGTCGTATCGGCCGCGATGATATTATGCCGCACGCCATATTTCGCGAGCGTCAAGCTCAATTGGCCGACAAGCTCTTGCCGGTGCGCAATGATGCACGATGCGCCTTGGTGCGACCGGACGATATCGGAAAGCGTGACCGTTTTCCCGCCGCCGGTATCCAGCCGCATGACGACGTTTTGAGCGCCTTGGTTCCATGCCTGATATACTTCGTCGCGCAACGTGATTTGAAACGGGCGTAAGACCGGAATTGCCACGGGTTCAGTTTACCGCCGCGAGCAACGGGCCCGATAATTTGCGCTCGCGCGCCGCCAGCGCCCCAGCCGCTTCGATTACCAAGAGCTGCGCGAAGTCGAGCGGGTTCGGCTGCACCGAAAGCCCCGCATGCTCTTCGTGAAACGCATGCGTTACGCCGTCGATAATGATCGTCAACGACCCGTCTTCGACGCGAGCAATCGAAAACGACGCCAGCAAAACGCCCTTCGTCATCGTGCGATAGTCCCGATTTGGGGCGGCGTCGATCGGGTCATTTCGGCGTTTCCTTTTCAGCTTGACCGCGCCGTCATTGCAATTTAGGCCCCCGGTCGTCAATCCATCGGAGCGAAGAAAATGGGAATAAACATCGAATTCAATACGTCCGAGATAAGCGCCCCAGAATTGGACGCTTTGCGGGCTTTGGTCGACGTTCTTTCGGGTCGTAAGCCTGGCGGGAAGTCGCTTTTGGAAGTCGCCGGTCTTGGAACCGACGCTGATCGTCCAAGAGTTACCAACGTGACGAACGTCGCCCCGCCGCCCCCGGTTGTTGTCGCGCCGCCTCCGTCCGCTTTGGCCGCCATGGTCGAAGCCGCCGAAGGTGATTTCGTCGTCGACGATAACGAAGAGACGGTCGATCATCCTTTCGTCAACGTCGCCGAAGGGTTGCTCGCGGCCGAAGCCGAACGTGTCGCTGCGCAGCGTCCGGGCGTAGCCGGGAGCGCCGAAGTCGACGTAAACGGCATTCCTTGGGATTCGCGCATTCACGCCTCGACGAAGGCGACGAATAAAGACGGGTCGTGGCGCAATAAGCCGAAGGTCGACCCGACCGTATTGGCCGACGTGACCGCGCAGCTCAAGGCGCTTATGGCGTTGCCGACGCCCGATGCCCCGGCTGTCGTCGACCCCGCCGCCGCGTTCGGGGGTGCGCCCGCCAACGGCCCTTTGCCTATCAACGTCGACAATGCCGACACGGGGTCCGCGGGGCCCGCTGTCGACAATGCCTCTAGCGATACGCGCCCGCTCTTCGAACGCATGGGCGACGCCGTCCGCGGGGCCGCTCCGCCGCCTCCGGCCGAAGCCGCAACGACGGAGCCCGCCAGCCCCAGCATGACGGCCTTCGCGGGCGTGATGCGTGTCGTCGCCTCGAAACAAGCGGCCGGTACGCTGTCGACGGAGCTTGTCGCCTCGCTTTGCGCGTCGCTTGGTCTTAGCGGCGTTCGGGACTTGGCGGCCCGTCCCGACATGATTCCCGCCTTCGAAGCGTTGTTGCCGTAATGGGCGATCATGCCTTTCTAGCGCCGTCGGGCTCCCCGCAATGGGGGCCCGGGGGTTGCCCCGCCAGCGCGCGCATGCAAGCCGCGTACCCCGAAGACGAAGAGAGCGAAAAGGCTCGCGAGGGAACGGCCGCGCATCATTACGTTTCGGAAACGCTGCACGGTCGAGCTTGCCCGGTCGGGACGGTCGCGCCGAACGGTGTTCCGATCAATGCCGAAATGATCGAATGCGGTCATGACTATTTGATGGATATCCGCGACACGATGAAAGCGGCGCACCCCGGTTCGGTACTGCGCATCGAAAGCCGCGTGACCATGTTCCGCATGATTTCCCCGCAAAACTGGGGAACGCCGGACGCGTACCTTGTCGACTGGGGGAATCGGGTCATTCACCTATGGGATTACAAATACGGTCATCGCTACGTCGACGCGTTCCGTTGCTGGCAATTGATCGATTATCTTATCGGCGTCGTCGAGACGGAAAACATTGTCGAGCTTGAGACTTGGCGGTTTACCCAGACGATTGCCCAGCCCCGCAATTACCATCCCGACGGCCCGCTCCGCTGCGCGCCGGAGATTACCGGAGTGCAACTGGTCACGCTTGCCGGGGAGCTGCGCGCGGCCGCCGAAGCGGCGCTCGAGCCGGACAGCCCGTTTAATACCGGCGGTCATTGTCGGGACTGTACGGCGCGTCACGCATGCCCCGCGCTGCAACACGTCGCCATGTCGTGCGTCGATATGTCGTTCGCCGCGCCGCCGGTCGATATGCCCCCGAACGCGCAAAGCGTCGAGCTGGCGATATTGCGGGCTGCGATCAAACGCATGGGCGCACGGGCCGAAGGCTTGGAAGCGTCCCTCTTGGGGCATATCCGCGGCGGCAAATCCGTTCCGTTCCACAAGGCCGAATACAGCTTCGGCCGCGAGAAATGGAAGGATGATGCGAACGTCGACGAAATCTTTGCGATCGGCGATATGTTCGACGTCGACCTTCGCAAACCGCGTGTCCCGATAACGCCCGCACAAGCCAAGAAAGCGGGGGTTGACGCATCGGTCATCGATACTTACGCCCATAAGCCTAGGGGGGCATTGGCCCTCGTCGAAGTCTCCGATCATTCCATAGCGAAAAGGTTCAGCTAATGCGTTTTCCAAATATCCGTTCGGCGATCGAAACCGAATCCGTCGAAGGCGGCGTTGCGTCAAATGGCCTCAAGCTCGCGACGATCGAAGAGGCTCTTACGGCCGTCGAAACCTTGCTCGACGACGTTTCGTCGATTGCCGAATCGCTCAAGCGTATCGCCGACCGTCACGGCCATAACGGCTAAAACCCGCAACCCTGTAGAAAGGTAATACCTATGTCTAAAATTCGCGAAGCCTTCACGACGCCCGCCGGGCGCTTGGTTCAGGGCGACCCGTTCGTACCCCAGACGAAAGACCGGAGCGGGAATCTCCGCGTCGTCAAGTCCGGGCCGAACGCCGGACAGCCGTCGCCCCAGACGTTCATTGCCGTTGCGTTCCCCAAGACCGCGCCGGACCCCGCGACCGGCGTTACCGTCGAAGGTCGCAACCCCGCGTTCGAAGCGTTTTACGGCGTGCTCGATCGGGTCGCGCGTCAGGAATGGCCCCAGTTCTTTCCGGCCGGCGCACAAAAGGCGACGCATCCCCGCTTCGCTTGGAAGGTAAAAGACGGTGACGGCGTCGACGAGAACGGCAAGTCGAACGCGGATAAAGAGGGTTTTGCGGGTCACTGGGTTGTCAGCTTCGCCAGCGCCTATAGCCCGAAGGTCGTACGCCCCGCCGGGAATGGCGTTTGGGAAACCGTGACCGACCCCGCCGCCCTCAAGCGCGGGTATTACGTCCGCGTCGCCGGTAGCGCGACGGGCAACGACAGCACCGACACGCCGGGATTGTACGTCAATCTCGATATGGTCGAAATCGTCGGATATGGCCCGGAAATCGTGTCGGGTCCGGATGCCGCAAGCGTGTTCGGACAGCCCGCCGCGTTGCCCCCCGGCGCAAGCCCGACGCCGATCGCGGGCCCCGGTCCCGCCGCCCCCGCTCCCGGCGGTCCGGGCGGCCCTTTGGCGGCGGCCGTCGCTCCGGCTGCACCCGCATCCCCGGCGGCGGCTTCGTCTGTAGCCGCTAGCCCAGCCGCGCCTAACGCGGCGTTCATGGCTCCCCCGCCCCCCGGAGGCGGCGCAATCCCGGCTCCGACAATGACGGCGGCCGCGAACGGTCTTACCCGCGAGCAATACCACGCGAGCGGATGGACCGACGACCAATTGATCGCTCAAGGGCTGATGATCGCTTAAGGTTTCCTTCGGGTCGCACTGAAGGAAAAGAACCGGGCCCGTGAGGTTATGACCCGGGGACGTCGCCGAACAGAACGGATAGGCGGCGTCACTCACAGGACATTTCGACATGATCGTTAGAAGCGAATTGGACGGCTCTTACGCCGGTATCAAATGCGATACGTGCGGCATCCCGGCACCGTCGACCGACGAGATAATGAAGGGGCACGGCCTCTCGCGTATGGGTTGGTATTGCTCCGGCGGGGTTCATATCTGCCCCATTCACGCGCACCCCAAGCCCGCGCCCAGAACGCCCCCGAAGCCTTTGGCCCGCACGCGCGCCACCACGTGACTAGGGCGTATTACAATGAAATCGACCCCTTCGCTGCGCAATGGCTCCGCGAGCTTATCGCGGCCGGCCATATTGCGCCCGGCGACGTCGATACGCGCTCGATAGAGGACGTACGGCCCGAT